CCGCCCGCGCCGCGCACCTGGCCACCATCGGCAAAGTACTGCGCGCCATCGACACGCTTCCGTTCCAGGTGCAGCAGTTCGGGCACTACCTGTATCACCCGGCGATGAACATGAAACACCTGTTGAACGCGGTACTGCTGATCACCGCCAAAGCGGCGCTGCCTGACCTGACTTCGGCCAAGCGCGTGAAGGCGCAGTACCTGGTGACCCTGGCCCTGCAATCGTACAAGGGGGAGGTCGCCGGATCGGCAGAGTGGGGGCCGGCGCGGGTAGCCGCTGAGATGCTGACATTCTTCGGCGTGACCATCGACCCGAAGAACTGGACGCGTGACTGGCTCGACCTGTGGGAATCCCTGAAAGAAGTGATAAAGGAAGTGGATATTCAGGCTCAACAACCACTATGGCAGGTGATTCACTCGGAAAAAGAAAAAGAGGCGGCATAATCATATTGACATGACGGGGTTTTGCGCGTACTTTTCCCATAGTGCACAAGTAACGCGAAACGCACACGAAACCCTGAACCCGGCCAAGCGCCGGGTTTTTTTATTATGGTTGTGGCAATCTGCCTTCTTTTGAATGAGAGATGGATTGCTATGTCAAAATTTGATCAGTTGAACGCCACTTATGAAGCCAAAGGCCTGTATTGGGATGGACTCCAGGACATGATAGGTCGAGTGCGCAAAGACTTTTGCGCATACCTTGGCGTGGCTGAGACCAAGCACATAGCTGTTGGAAGAGATACGCTTCCGGTAGTGTCTACAGGCAGAGTTGATGAGCGCGGTTGTTTCACCTCTCATGCGGATGACGAGCTTCCCACAGATAACGAGTCAATACTTTTCTCTATGCGGCTAGCATATGGTGCTACCACCAGCACTCCGAGAGTTGATCCAAAGCCCTATGTCGTTTTTAACCTTGCGATAACAGCGACTGCTAACGGTTATCCGGTAACGATCATGAAGGATGCTGAGAAAAAAGAGTTTAATGGCCCCGTTTACACTCTTCTCTTTGATGAGTTGTTTAGTCGTGCAATGGGCTCATTAAAATAAACAATCGTCTTTCTTGAGCTCTTTAAGCCCTGGCATTTGCTGGGGCTTTTTCATTTTCGGCCCCGCCACACCATTCGCTCTGAGCTGGGAGTGCCGCCGGGGCTGACCTATATCTGGCGAAGGCCATTTTCTTCATGGAGTGACGATGGATCCTACTGATCTCGGCCCAGGCACAGCTACCTGGCTGGGCGGTAGCGCCACCGTTGTACTGGGCGGCCTGCTTTGGCTGCGCCGCTTCCTTTCCAAGGATGCGACAGACCGCGCGATGGACAGCGCCGATATCGGCACGCTGAAGCGGCTGAACGAACTGCTGAACCAGGAGCGCGCCGCCCGCAAAGAAGCCGAGGCCCGCGCCGATCAGTTCGCCAAGGAGCGGAATGACCTGGCCGCCGCCGTTGGGCGCATGGAAGGGAAGATCGAGGCGCTGACAAGCCAGGTCGCCCAGCTCACTGACCGCGTGACGCAACAGAGCGACGAGATCACTCGCCTGCGCACCAAGCTGGGAGGAATCGCATGATGGACAGATGCGCATTGGAATTTATCGCACGCCGCTGGTGGCGCCGGGCCGAGGTCTGGGCCATTGCAGTCGTGCTGGTGGGTGGTGGTGCAGTTCTGGGTTACCAGGCCGCCTACTGGTCGCTCGCCGAGAGCCAGAGCATTCAGGTCAAGGGCATCCGCGAAGCGTACGACACCGCGATGAATGAGCGGGACAAGCGCCTGGAAGAACTAACCCGCCAAACCGGCACCGCCGCCGACAAGGCCACGAAGGCTGCGACTACTGCGGCCCAGGCTGCCGACAAAGCAGACGAAGCCCTCAACCGCGTATCGCAGTAGTCCGCGCCACGTTTTCGAAAGCGCCAAATCGTGGCGCGGATCAGCGTTTAGCGCGCCTGATTCTGCGGGAGTTGTGCATTAAGTTGGTTGCAGTGGTTCTGTGCATCGAACTCTTGGTCGAACTCGCCAACATAGTCACCTGTACGAGTGTCGACTGCCTTGTAACAGTAGGTTGGTAGCGGAAGAGGGTCGACCGGCTGTCCTGGGCGCTTGGCCTGGATAACCGCATTTACCCGTTGTTTTCGTTGAACGATGAATACGATATCCATAAGCAAGTAGCTCCTGTCGGCTGATTTACATCAATACCGGCAAAAAGCCGCAAACTCAAGAGCAGGAAGGGGCGCGAATGACGACCATTGCCTACAAAGACGGCGTGATCGCCTATGACGGCCGCCAGACCCGGAACGACCGCATCGTTTCCGACAACGCGGCAAAGTGTCAGGTGGTAGATGGTGTCAGCTTCTTCCTGTCGGGCACTGTATGCGACGAGAAGGCTTTGATCGCTGCCTACTTCGGCACCGCATCGCCAGTTCCTGTTGAGTGCTCAGGTTATGCCGTTGACGGTGGCAAGCTGATGATGATCGGCCACGACGACACGACCGGCATATGGAAACAGGATCTCGACCCGGCGAACCCGGATGCCATGGGCAGTGGGGCGCAGTACGCCCTGGCCGCAATGGATATGGGCGCAAGTGCAGAAGACGCAGTGCGCGCTGCCATGAAGCGAGACATCTACACCGGCGGCGCTATTCGCACGGTGATCATCGACAAGGGGATGGCTGATGCAAAGACCACTGCCCCCGGCATCATTGCTTGAACTGTCCGACCTTAGCGACTTCGGCATCCGCCTTGCTCCTGCGCCTGAGGTGTGGGAATGGCTCCAAGCCGAGATCCTTGCCGACACCGGCAGCATCCATAACGAAGACCATTCCCACTTACTGGATGCAGACATTCAGATCATGTGGGCGTCGTCGAGCTTCGCCAAGCAGGGCCGCACGGTCCTGGGCCAGGCCGAACAGGTAGCGTTCCGCGCCGGTGGATGGCAGAAAGCACGGATGGAGCAGCAGATGCGTGATTGGTTCGGCGATGTGCCGACCTTCATCATCACCTTGGCTGCTGACTACTGCGCCCAGTGCACCGACCTTGAGTTCTGCGCACTCATCGAACACGAGCTGTATCACCTGGCTCACGCGACCGACAAGTACGGTCAACCAGCATTCACCCAAGACGGCGCACCGAAGATCAAGCTGCAGGGCCACGACGTCGAAGAGTTCGTCGGTGTTGTCCGCCGCTACGGTGCAAGCCCTGACGTTCAAGCGTTGGTGGATGCTGCAAACAGTCCTGCTGAGGTGGGGAAATTGAATATTGCGAGGGCCTGCGGAACCTGTCTGCTCAGATCGGCCTGAAATTTGACAGGCATTAGACGGAATCCAATTTATGGCAAACCTGAATAGTGAGGTGAAAGGCTTCATCGTTCAGGCCTTGGCGTGCTTTGACACCCCCTCTCAGGTGGTGGAGGCCGTCAAACAGGAATTCGGCATTGAGATATCCCGCCAGCTCTGTGAGTCGCATGACGCCACCAAGCGGGCGAGCAAGACCCTCGCGGCCAAATGGGTGACCCTGTTTCACGACACCCGCAAGCGATTCCGGGAGGAGACGGCCGAGATACCAATCGCCAACCGTTCTCACCGACTTCGCACGCTTGGGCGCATGGCCGAGAAAGCCGAAAGCATGAAGAACATTGCACTGACTGCCCAGCTATTGGAGCAGGCAGCCAAAGAGTGTGGCGACATCTACGTCAACCGGGCCAGGAAGGAAGAAACGGGTGATGAACCGGTCATCCCGGCCCGGATTCAGGTCGACGTGGTTGATGCGAGGAAGCCGAATGCCGAGCCTTAACGTCCCACAGGCTCAGTTCCTCACGCTGCCCCACAAATTTCGCGCGTTCGTTGCCGGGTTCGGCTCAGGTAAGACCTGGGTGGGGTGCTCGGCGCTGAGCAAGCACTTTATGGAGTGGCCCGGCGTCAACGCTGGGTACTTCGCGCCGACCTACCCGCAGATCCGGGACATCTTCTATCCGACCATGGATGAGGTGGCCTACGACTGGGGGCTGAAGACCAAGATCAACCAGGCGAACCACGAAGTTCACATCTACAGCGGCCGACAGTATCGCGGCACTGTGATTTGTCGTTCGATGGAGAAGCCGCAGACCATTGTCGGCTTCAAGATCGGCCATGCCCTTGTGGATGAGCTGGACGTTCTGACCGCGGTCAAGGCGCAGCAGGCCTGGCGCAAAATCATTGCCCGGATGCGCTACAACCTGCCCGGGATCGTCTTCCTGCAGTTTGTGAAGCAACTGCGCGACAAGCCGTCTCTCAAGGAAATGTACGGTCTGGTGCAGGCCAGCACGTTCGACAACGAGCTGAACCTGCCGGATGACTACATCGCCTCCCTGATGGAGTCATATCCGCCACAGTTGATCATGGCGTACCTCAAGGGCCAGTTCGTCAACCTGACGTCCGGCACGATCTACACGGCTTACGACCGCAAGCTCAACGGGTGTTTCGACACCGTGCAGCCGGGCGAACCCCTGTTCATCGGTATGGACTTCAACGTCGGCAAGATGGCGGCGATCACCCACGTCAAGCGCGACCAAGGGCTGCCCAGGGCAGTGGATGAGCTGATCGACGGATACGATACGCCCGACATGATCCGCCGTATCAAAGAGCGCTACTGGCAGCACGACGGCAACGATTTCAAGAAGACGTGCGAGATCAGGATCTACCCGGATGCCTCGGGCGATTCGCGCAAATCCGTGAACGCCAGCATCACCGACCTGGCCATGCTCAAGCAGGCCGGGTTCGCGGTCATCGCTCCAGCCGCAAACCCGCCAGTGAAGGACCGAATCAACGCAATGAACGCCGTCTTCTGCAATGCGCAGGGCGAGCGCCGCTACTTGGTCAACTCCTTCACCTGCCCAACCTACGCCGATGGCCTGGAACAGCAGGTGTGGGGCACAAACGGGGAGCCAGACAAAACCGCTGGCATCGATCACGCGAACGACGCCGGCGGCTACTTCATCCACCGCGAGTACCCGATCATCAAACCGGTCACCGCCATCAAAATGGGATACGCCCGATGAGCAACGACGTCTCCTTCAAGCGGGCGGAATACACGGCAGTGCTGGACCGCTGGGCAACCGTTCGCGACGTCTGCGCCGGCCAGCACCGGGTAGTCGATCGGCTGCCATACATCAACGCGCACGACAAGTCGCCGGAGAACGAAGATCGGAACCGGGCTTACCGCGAGCGGGCGGTGTTCAAGAACGCCACCGGTCACACCCGTAACGGGCTGCTGGGCCTGGCCTTCCATAAAGACCCGACCCTCACGGTGCCGAAGAAGCTTGAATACCTGCAAGACAACGCCAACGGCTCCGGAGTGAGCATTTACCAGCATTCACAAGGCACGCTTGAGAAGGTGCTTGAGGCTGGCCGCCACGGCCTGTACGTCGACTATCACCAGGACGACGGCATCGGCGGGCACTCGGTGATCCTGTCGTACTGCGCCGAGGACATCATCAACTGGCGTACAGGCATGGTAAGCGGGCATAGCGTGCTGACCCTGGTGGTGTTGCGCGAATCGCCGGAGATCCCTGAAGGGTTCGGCTACAAAACGGCTGAGCAGTACCGGGAGCTGGCGCTTGAGGATGACGGGTTTGTGTGCCGGGTCTGGCGTCGGTCCGGGCCGAAAGGTGGCGGGCCGCTGGCGGTCATCGAAGAGTTCAGGCCGGAAGGCGTTACCGGGCGTCTCAAGGAGATCCCGTTCACCTTCGTCGGTGCACAGAACAACGACCCAAGCATCGACGAGTCGCCTTTGTACGACATCGCCATGATCAACCTGGGCCATTACCGGAACAGCGCCGACTACGAAGATAGCGTCTTCTGGTGTGGCCAGGCCCAGCCGTGGATTTCTGGATTGGACGAGCAGTGGCGCGACTGGATGGAAAAGAACGGTGTCTATGTCGGCTCTAGGGCGCCAATGATGCTGCCGGCCGGCGGCCAGTTCGGCTATGCGCAACCACTGCCGAACACGTTGGTCAAGGAGGCTATGGCCGACAAGAACCAGATGATGATCGAACTGGGTGCCCGGATGGTGGTGGCGTCACTGGCCGCCAAGACCGCAACGGAGTCCCGAGGCGATCAGTCGGCATCCACTTCGGTTCTGGCCGGCTGCGTGGCAAACGTCAGCGAGGCATACACCCGGGCGATCATGTGGTGCTGCGCCTACATGGGCATTGCTGACAAGAAGGTCGCCTACCAGGTGAATCAGGAGTTCGTCGAACTCACAGCTGATCCGCAGATGATCACGGCATTGGTTGGCTTGTGGCAGCAAGGCGGCTTCGCCAAGGCAGACCTTCGGGCCTACCTGCGCAAGCTGGGCCTGATTGCGCCAGAGCGTACAGACCTGCAGATCGACGGCGAATTGCAGGAGCAGGGCGACGGCCTGGGCCTGGACGACGAGGGCCAACCAAATGGCGGTAAATCCGGCAGTACTTGATGCCACGATCCGGCACGCGGTCTTCCTCGAAAAACTCAAGGCAGGGGAGGTGGGCAAGTTCGCTCCCTTTCTCAAGGAGATTGACCGCTCTATTCGTGGCCGGCTGACCCAGTCGGACCTGACTGAGTACAACGTCAAGCGTCTGGAAGCGCTGCTGAAGGAGGTGGATAGCCTACTGCTGGGCATCTTCGACCGCTACAGCGCGCAACTGAACCTCGACCTGGTGGACATCGCCAACTACGAGGCCGAGTTTGAGGCAACCAGTCTTGCCAGATCGGCGCCGGTTGGCGTGTCGCTGGATGTAGTTACGCCGACGGCCGCTGCAATCCGCACCGCCGTGCTGACAAACCCGCTCAGCGTGCGCGGCACTGGCGGCGGGAAGCTGCTCAAGGCCTTCATCAAGGGCTGGACTGGTGCGGAGCGTGAACGCGTTACCGGCACCATCCGGCAAGGGTTCTTCGAAGGGCAGACGAACTTCCAGATCATCCGAAACATACGCGGCACGAAGGCTGCCGGGTACAAAGACGGAATCTTGGCAACTACCAACCGCAATGCCAGTACTGTCGTTCACACCGCCATCCAGCATGTGTCTTCCCAGGCGCGGATGGAGGTGGCCAAGGCCAACACGGATATCGTGGAAGAGATCCAGATGGTGGCCACGCTGGACAGCAAGACCAGCCAGCAGTGCCGCTCAATGGACAAGCGTAAGTTTCCAGTGGATTCCGGGCCAAGGCCTCCGTTTCACCCGAACTGCCGTACGACGTTCGTTTTCCTCACCAAACTCAGCGCCATGTTCGCCAAAGGCGCTACGCGGGCTTCAGTGGGTGCTGACGGCGGGCAGCAGGTAAGTGCTGATCTCGATTATTACCATTGGCTCCAGCAGCAGCCGGCCTCGTTCCAAGATGTCGCCATCGGCCCCGTCCGAGCCAAACTGTTCCGGGAGGGCGGGCTGACCGTCGAGCGCTTCACTGAGCTGCAGCTTGATCGCAACTTCGCGCCGCTGACCCTGGTGCAGATGAAAGGGCTGGAGCCATTAGCATTTGAAAAGGCAGGACTGCTATCTTAGCGCTTAGCCTAATCATGGATGCATCATTATGATCTTTGGACTTCAACGGGAAGAAGTAAGCGAAGTTATAAGTTGCTACTCAGACGTCCTTGCAGATCGGGATAGCAGTAGTGCAGAGCAAGTCTTCAATGCTTTATATCGTCTAAAAAAGATCGAGGCGCACGCGATTACTGCTGGTCGCTTGCCCGACGCTCACCTCACGCCAATACTGCTTATGATTGCTAGGCATTCAGCTGTGGACGAGGTGCGAAAGAAAAGAGGGATATCAAATACGATCAAGTTGATACACCGAGCCGGATCGTTCGGTCTAGAAGGTGTTGATGAATTGATGTTAATGATTAATTAGAAACGATTCCAATCAAACCCGCTTCGGCGGGTTTTTTATTGCCTGCAAAGCGGGCTGACAAAACCCAAGGGGTGCATCAACGTGGCAGAAGAAAACGAGATCGACCTGGAAAACCCGGCAATCAAGGCCGCAATCGCGACTGCCGTTGAAGCATCTGTGACTGGGTTGAAGTCCAAAAACAATGAGCTGCTGGGCAAGCTGAAGGAAACGACCGGCAAGCTGACTCAGTTCGAAACCCAGTTCGAAGGCATCGATATCGACGCTGTGAAAGGGCTGCTCAGCCGTGCCGGCCAGGACGAGGAAACCAAGCTGCTGACTGAGGGCAAGGTGGACGAAGTATTCAACAAGCGCACCGAACGCTTGCGTGGCGAATACGACAAGCAGTTGAAGACCGTCAGCGCGCGCGCTGAGAAGGCTGAAGCCTTCGCCGCGAAGTTCCAGGGCAAAGTCTTGGGCGACTCGGTACGCGGTGCAGCACTGAAAGCCGGCGCATTGCCGGAAGCAACCGACGACATCATCTTGCGCGCCAAAGGCGTGTTCTCACTGAACGAAGAGGGCGAAGCGGTTGCTGTTGACGAGAATGGCCAGACCATCCTCGGCAAAGACGGCAAGACCCCTCTTACCCCGCTCGAATGGGCGGAATCCCTGCGTGAAAGCGCACCTCACCTGTGGCCAAGGGCTTCAGGGACACAAGCCCCGGGCGGGGGTGGCGGCCAGGCTGCATTCAAGCGCTCCGAAATGACCTCCGAGCAGAAG